CATCCGGGTGCCCTTTCAGGTTGCGCAGCTCCACCAGAAAGGGCACCAGGATGCTCAGATCCTGCTGGATGGCACCGTGCTGGCTCCCGGTGCCATCCAGCAGGATCTGAGCATCCGGGTGCCCTTTCTGGTGGAGCTGCGCAACCTGACCTACGAACAGCAGAGACAGGTGGTCTACTTCATCATGGACCGGCTGCCGCGCCTGATCGGAGCCGCCTTCGATGCCACCGGTAACGGCGGCTATCTCGCCGAGCAGGCGGCCCTCAAGTACGGCACCGAGCTGGTGGAGCAAGTGCAGCTGAATATCGGCTGGTACCGCGAATGGATGCCCAAGTTCAAGGCACGCTTTGAAGACGGTGACATTGAGATCCCGAAGGACCAGGACATTCTGGATGACCTGCGCAAGATCCAGCTCAACAAGGGCGTGCCCCAGATCGAAAAAGGCAGCGGCAAGGGGGCCGATGGCAAGCAGCGCCACGGCGACAGTGCCGTGGCTCTCTGCATGCTGGTCCGCGCCAGCCATATGGAAGGCGCACCCATCGAATTTACTCCACTGCCGGACCGGCGTGCCGCCGGGCCGGATGATGACGAACCCAACAGTTTTAAAGGTGGTGCCTGGTAATGGAAAAATTGGTCGATCACCGGGGCAACCCTATCCCCTGGCCCAGCGAGCAGGAGCTGCAGAGCGATGAATCCCGGCTGGGATACCTCAAGCAGCACTTCGCCGAGCATCCCTCCAGCGGTCTGACCCCGGCCCGGCTGGCCAGCATCCTGCAGGATGCAGAGCGCGGCTATCTGGTCCCTCAGGCAGAACTGGCGGAAGACATCGAAGAGAAGGACGCCCACGTCTACAGCGAGCTGCAAAAGCGCAAGCTGGCCCTGCTCAACCTGAGCGGCAGAGTGCTGCCGCCCCGCAACGCCAGCGAGGCGGAAAAGCGCGATGCAGAGCAGGTGCAGGAACTGCTGGACGAGCTGCCCGACTTCGATGATCTGATCCTGGATCTGGCCGACGCCATCCTCAAAAGCTACAGCCACATCGAGTTGGAGTGGCAGCGCCTGGGTAACGACTGGCTGGTGGTGCAGGGCCACTACCGGCCCCAGAGCTGGTTTCAGCTCAACCCGGACGACCGCAACCAGCTGCGCCTGCGCGATGGCAGCTACGAGGGGGCCGCCCTGCAGCCGTTCGGCTGGATCAGCCATGTGCACCGGGCCCGCTCCGGCTATCCGGGGCGTAACGGTCTGGCGCGCATATTGGCATGGCCCTACCTGTTCAAGAACTACAGCGTGCGCGATCTGGCCGAGTTTCTGGAGATCTACGGCCTGCCCCTGCGCCTGGGCAAATACCCCAACGGCGCCAGCGACAAGGAGAAGAGCACTCTGCTCAATGCGGTGATGAGCATCGGCCATAACGCCGGCGGCATCATCCCCAAGGGCATGGAGATCGACTTCATGGAAGCCGCCAAGGGCGGGGCCGATCCATTTGAAGCGATGATGGCCTGGTGCGAACGCAGCCAGTCCAAGGCGATTCTTGGCGGCACTCTGACCAGTCAGGCGGACGGCAAGACATCCACCAACGCCCTGGGCAACGTCCACAATGAGGTGCGTCAAGAGCTGCGGGATTCCGACCTGCGCCAGATCGCCGGCACCCTGACCCGGGATCTGATCTTCCCCCTGTGGATGCTGAACTGCAAAACCGCCGGCGATCCGCGGCGGGCACCCCGCTTCCAGTTCGACACCGCCGAGCCGGAAGATATGGCGCACTACAGCCAGCACCTGCCCAATCTGGTGGATCTGGGCATGCGGGTGCCGCTGAGCTGGGCTCATGAGAAGCTGCAGATCCCGGAACCGGAAGCAGACGAACCGGTGCTGGGCCGTGCCCAACCAGCGGCTGAACCTGCCCGATTGGCGGCACTGAACGCCCAGGACAGCCTGAGCGCCTTCCCCGATCAACAGGCGATTGAAGACGCCTTGGACAAGTTGGCCGCCGGCGACCTGAACGAGCAGATGCTGGGTATTCTCAAGCCGATCATGGCACAGGCCGAGCAGGGCCCGGAGGCGCTGCAGGCTGCGCTGGAGAGGATCTGGCCGGAACTGGATGACGAACAACTGCAACAACGGCTGGCCCAGGTGCTGTTCGTGGCCTCGCTGTGGGGGATGGTCAATGGCTGATCTGGATCTCAATGCCGCCTTCGGCATGCCCCCCAAGGACGCGGTCAGCTACTTCCGCTCCAAAGGCTACGAGATCTCCGACCGCTGGCAGGAGGTGTGGGCCGAGGCCCATGCCAAAGCCTTCACCGTGGCCAAGGCGATGCGCATGGATGTGCTGACCAGCATCCGTGCCGAAGTGGACAAGGCGTTAGCCGAGGGGATCACCGAGCGTCAGTTTATCGACCATCTAACGCCCCGGCTCAAGGCGCTGGGCTGGTGGGGCAAGCAGACATGGGTAGATACTCAGGGCACCGCCCGCAACGTCCAGTTGGGCAGCCCGCACAGGCTCAAGCTGATATATCGCCAGAACCTGCAAACCGCCTACATGGCCGGCCGCTACCGCCGCCAGCTCTCGGCCAGCCGCACCCACCCCTACTGGATGTATGTGGCGGTCATGGACAGCCGCACCCGGCCCGCCCACGCGGCGCTGAATGGCCGCGTATTCCGCTGGGACGATCCTATTTGGCAATACCTCTACCCGCCCAACGGCTGGGGCTGCCGCTGCCGGGTGCGCATGCTGACCGCCCGCCAGGTGGAACGGATGGGCCTGCAGGTTGAACAGGGTGAGGGCTACATTGAAACCTTTGAGACCGATGCCGGCTTTGATGAACGCACCGGCGAGGTGTACCAGGTCCAGCACATGCGTGCTGCCCTGCCGGATGGCCGTAGCATGTCCCCCGATGTGGGCTGGGCCTACAACCCGGGTGCGGCAGCCTATGGCACCGATGTGGCCATCGCCCGCAAGCTGGGGCAGGCCCAAAGCACCGAATTGCGCAGCCAGCTGATCCAAACCCTGAACAACAGCCCCCTGAGGCATCAGCAGTTTGCGGATTGGGTGGACGCGGTGCAGGTACGCGGGGCCGGCCAGGGCGTGCAGGCGGTGGGCTTTATGCCCGAAACCGTGGCCACCGCCGTGACCGCCCGTCTGGGCACCGAGCCCAGCCGGCTGATGGTGGTGGGCGAGCAGCAGCTGCTCGATGCCGCCAGTCACAAGCACCACCCCGATGACCTGGTACTGACGCCGGATGAGTTCAAGCGCCTGCCGCAGATGATCCAGCAGCCCGAGGCCGTGCTCTGGGAAGCAGACGATCAGGTGCTGATACTGGTGTATCCGGCGGAGGATGGCCGCAAGATCAAGGTGGTGATGCGTCTGGACGGCAAGTCGCCGCTGCCGCTGGACGGAGTGATCAGTGCATTCAAGGTGAGCATCGAGGCGCTGGATGGCTCCGAGGTGCTGATGGGCGAGCTGAAGGCACCGTAACAATGACCCGTATTGCAGCAGTTGAAAAAGCCGCTCGCCAGGCCCGTAGCAACGCCAGCGTCATGCGACGCCAGCTCAGGCAACTGCAACGATCCAGCGGCCCAAGATACGTCGTGTGGTATTGGCTAAAAGGTGGTCGGCACGGTGCGATCAGAATGCAGATCCATTGCCAAACGGATGACCTTGACCACGCCAAGGCTGAGCGCAGAATCGCCGGGGCTCAACCCTGCTGCGGTGGACGCAAGCACGTTTACATTCACGACCGAGCGGCGCATTCATAAGGAGACCACATGGCTACAACCCTTGACCTCAGCCACGACCACCCGCAGCTGCTGGAAGTGCTCGATGGGCTGTTGCACCGCCTCGACGATCTGAGCGATCCGATGGCACTGATCGCTGCGCAGATGGAAAGCGCCGCCGAACGCGCCTTTGATGAAGAGGCAGACCCCACCACCGGCGAACCCTGGGCACCGCTCTCGGACGTGACCAAGGCCCGCCGGGAGAAAGCTGGCCATTGGCCGGGAGCCATCCTGCAGGTAAAGGGACAGCTGGCCGCCTCCATCGAATCCGACTACGGCCGTGACTACGCCCAGGTGGGCAGCAACAAGGTCTACGCCCCGGTGATGTACTTCGGTGCCGAGAAAGGTGCCTTCGGCAAGACCAAACGTGGTGCCCCCATCCCCTGGGGCGATATCCCGGCCCGGCCCTTTCTCGGCCTCAATGCTGATGACGAAGCGGATATCCTGGATATTCTGGAGACTGAAATA